TTTTTCCCACAAGTTACACGACTCGTTACGGATATTATGTTCCCGCATCTGCGCCTCTCGATAATAATGCTAGTAACAGGAGTTATGCTCCAACATATCAGCCTGCTACTGTAAGATCATATCCTTATGTATGTTAGGTGTTTTATGCTGAATGAAGAATTAGAAGAATTGAAAGCTGTGAATGATGGCGAAGATTTGAAGAAATTAGCTGATACATATGATGATTTCGCTATTGGAGTCATTGCGGTTGGCACTCAATTCTTCGTGGTTTATGATACTGATGCAATAATAAATAATTTAATTGAAGAGGCGGGTTTAGATGTTGAATCAGCGGAAGCTCATTTTACTGAAACGATTGGAACTAATTCTGAAGTTGCTTTCTTAGTCAAAACACTTAATGACGAACCACCGACAACTTAGGTCAAGTTTCGTATTTTTAGATTAGCCTAGTTTTTTCCGAAAGTCAATGTATTTTTTTTCAAATTATCCCAAAATACCGATAACTATTGTGTGATCTTTATTTTGGGAGCAATATATGGAACAGAATGCTAATGTTATTGCTAATCTGGGTAATTTCGGTGGTGGTTTGGAACATGAAATTGATGGAAAGAAGCTGAAATTCAAGTTAGTTGATCAAACTGTGAAGGCTGCATTAGAAAACAAGCTTATTACAAAAGCCAAGCAGCTTTTGAAAAATGAAAAAGTTCAATTGTCCGATGATGAATTTAAGTTGGCGTGGGAATCGCATTCTGAGGCTGTAGTTTCTGGAAAGTACAGTTTTGGATCACGCACCATGCAACAGTTTTTGGGAACTCCTACAGGGATTGCTACCTTGTTGGCGATTTCATCTGGAGAGAGTCAAGAATATTGGGAAGATGCGTTATTGCAAAATCCTCTTGATTGTTCTCTATTGATTAAACAATTGCTCGATCTTTCTTTTCCTCAACTAAAAAAAAATCTGGAGAAGGCAGACCAGAGCGACTAAGCCAGCATCAGGTTTTTGGTGTAGCGTCATGTTATGCTGCCCTAGTGGAGGAGCCTTTTTCTCTCCCACTAGGGCAAATTGCTTTATTGACTGATTATCAGATACACACATTATATTTTGGCGAAAGAGACAAGCACGGGCAGAAGCAACAACTTGATCCATTACAATCTAGGACAATATTTATACCAGAAATTGAACGACAAAACTTCATCAATGTCGGCAAACAATTCGGTCGTGATCCCGTCGAATTGGAGAAAGAATTTAACGAATTATACAAGGATTACATCTAATGCCAATTGATATACCAACACCAACAAGTGGCGACTCTGATCCATCTGATGCTTTCAAGCCATTAACCGATGCGCTTGATATGGTTGCAGATGCAATGGAGAAACAAGCAAATTACACAAAAAGAAACAATTTCCTTTTGAATCAATTGGTGCAGATTCAAAACAAGCATTTACGATTACTTCAAACTTCTGCAAATCCTGCAACTGGCAATATTGCTGCGTTGCGTGGTCAAAATAAAAATCTAAAGACTAATGCTGACTTATTTGCAAAATTAGGTCAAGAAATCCGTGATGCTCTTGGATCATTTGGTGGTTTTGGAATTATTGATAGATTTATCAAAACGATTTCTGGTTTTGCTGCTGCTATGGGCATTGCAACTGTATCAGTAAAAGAATTAGCTAAAATTAAACCTGTTAAAATAAAAGATGCATTACAATCTGTAAGAATGCCTGAAATTGCACCTGTATCTGAAGAACACGCTCCTGAAGCCGTAAGTTCAATATCATCTGCATTAACTATAATTGAGACAAAACTCAAAGGAATGAGTAGCATAACATTCAAAGAATTGATTAAAGATGCTGAATCATTAAGAAATACAATAAATAGACAAAATGATGCAACTTCAATTGCTATTGAAAGCGAAATTGAAGCAACTAGAATCTATGATGAATCAGTAGCAGCACAAGAAAACTGGCAAAGAATTATTGGTGAATTAAATGCTGCTTTTGCTCGTATGACACCTGCCACACAAGGAATGATTGGTAGTTTTCAAGATTTAGTTACGCATTTTGCAAGTGATGGTGAAACATTTAATGATATCCTAGAAGTATTAAGAAATGAATTAAATGATTTTGGAACACATCTTAGAAATACTGATCCAGCGATAAATGATTTTGAACGAGAAATAATAAACAATTTCAATGATCTGAAGCAATGGAGTAGGACAGTATCACAATCAAACGAAAAGTTAAGAACACTTAATGCTACTCAAGATGCAGCAGATAGAGAAATGGAAAGCCTCTATTCTACGATTTTTGAACAATCAGCAGCATATGACAAAAACGCAAAAGCAGTAGGAAAACATTTAGAAGTATTACAAGATACTATACAAGAAATTAGTGCTTTGCCTGCTTCTGAAAAAATATTCAGAATTGATGAATTACAAAAAGCAAGTACAGAATTTGAATCAATGTTGCGTGATCTTGCAAAAATAGACACAACATTTATTGACAAACTCAAAGAAGCTAATCCAAAGTTAAAAGACACATTAGATAAATTATTTAATCTGAAACAACCTCGCTCTTCCCAAATGCAAATGCCACAATGGATGAAATCTATTGGCAATTTTTTTGGTAAAAGATCAGGCATGATTGGTGGTGCAATTGGTGCTGGCATCGGTGGTACTCTTGGTGGTCCGATGGGAGGAATGGCTGGTGCAGCGGGTGGTGCTGTTGCTGGTGCCGGTATTGGAAAAGGAATTCAATCTTTATTCAAAGGCGTAACAGCAATAGGTAAAAAATTATCAGAAGCTGCCGGTGAAAGTGTACTCGGCAAATCAATGAGTACATTAACTTCTGTTGCATTCAATGCTGGTAAAAGTTTACTAAGTCTTGGAAATTTAGTATCTGGATTGTTAACTGCTAATGTTGCATCTTTTGGATTAGAACTTAAAAACACACTTAAAATTGCATCAGCATTTGGCAATATCATCGGCGGTGTTGGCAAAATATTAGGCAAAATCGTCAACACAATATTAACACCATTTGCAACTGCATTAACGAGATTAAGCAATGCTGCTGATCGTTTATTCTTTGGTTTTGATCTTCTTGGCATGAAAGCTAAGAGAAAACAAAGTCAAGCTGATACAGTCGGAGAACTACAAACTGATTATTTACCAAAGATACAAGAAGCACTTATCAATCCATTAAAGGGATTGCCAGCCATCATGAAAGAAATGGCTGGATTCGTCAATTTAGTTGATCCTGCTACTGCACAGATGACAAATCAATTGCTTGAAAGTATGGCAGCAATTATTGGCACAGTCCTCACACCAGCACTCCAAATTCTTAATCAAGGACTTAACGGAATTCTAAATGATTTGGTTAATTCTGGCATAATTCAATCTTTACAACTAGCTTTAGCCACTTTGGCTCAAACTGTAATTGATGCCATTGGAGAAATGGATTTTGAAACCTTAATTGAAGATTTAGTTAATGGTGTTGCACAAATAGTTGAGGATATTTCAGCAGCAGCTACTGCTGTTTCTACTGTTGGTAAATGGTTGAATTGGCTTGGTGAAACTGTTAAATGGATTGGCGATGGTTTGTACAATTGGATTGTTGCGCCATTCATTTCTGGCATAAAAATCGTACTTGCTGCCCTAGAAGACTTCGCAGGATGGCTCGGATGGTTCGTTGGAGCAGGCACTAAAGGTGACTTCTCTGGTCTTTCTAAAGCAGTTGGTGAAGCAAAACTTCCACCAGCATTGGCTAAAGCATTAGGAGTAGAAGAAGAAAATAAACCAAAACGAGAAGCATTGAAAAAGAGAGATCGCAGTAAAGATCAATATATCCCAGCTATGTTCCCCACAGTCGGACAAGCCAGCTTCAAAGGCATATCTGATGTTGGGCGTGAAATGCAACAAAGAGCATTTACTGCCGGTTATACGCTCGAAAGAATGCAAATGTCTGTATTTTCAAAACTTGATCAATTACTTGCAAATCCGCAAGCAAGCGCACTCGTCCAAGCATTCACGAATGAAAGAAAACCATTTATCCCCGCTAGAGGGGGTCGATAATTATTTTATCAAGGAGAATCATATGTTTAGTTTTTTGCTTGCTCTTACCCTTTTTGCCCAAAATCCTGAAATTAAAGGCAAACCCGCTCAATTCATTACTGTTTCTGCGCCGTCGCTAGTTGGCGAAGTTGTCAAGTTCGTCACGCTAGATGATCTATCTGTGTTTCCTAGCGATCTTTTGACTGATAAGAAGAAAACTGTGGTTGTGGCATCTAAGGCTGGCAATTACAAAATAATCGCTTATACGGCAAATAATAACATTCCTAGCGATCCTGTTATCATCACCCTTATTGTATCAGAAAATGATGATGCAAAGCCGGTAAATCCTCCTGCACCACAAGATGAGATTCTATCAGCTATTTTGGCAGCGTCTAAAGCAGAAACTAGCCCAACTAAGACAGATGATATCATTCGTATGTCATATGTGCTAAAGTGTTCTATGCAATTAGCTTATGAAAACTTGTCTGATTTTGAGGCTTACCTAAAAAAGAATCTAGCAGAAAATCCATCAAAAGTTATCAAGAAAGCTGTATCTGATATGATTGCCAAAGAATTAGGCACAGATGATGCAAAGATGGATGAAGTTCTTCAGGCTAAAGTCAATAAATTTGTAACCAAAATCACAGATGCATTAGATAAGGCAGCAAGCAAGAAAACTGTGTTTGCTCCTAATCCGAGATGATGGCGTACAGAGGGATCGATATCTCGTCTACCCCTTTTTGTGAGGTAAAAATGGCAGCAAAAAAGAAGAAACCTTATAAGGGATACAACCCTAAAAAAAATCATCCTGAAGGCGGTCTATCACGGGCATATGCCAAAAAATTGGGAATTCATGCCGGTATTGATACAAAGCGTGAAGCCAAGAAAAAGGGTGGTGTCAAGAAAATGAGCAAAAAAACTCAAGCTAGACGAAAGAGTTTTTGCGCCAGAATGTGTGGTATGAAGAAAAAGCTAACTGGCACAAAGAAAGCAAAAGACCCAAAAAGCAAGATCAATGCAGCATTAAGAGTTTGGCTTTGCAAATGCAAATAGGAGTTTAACATGAGTAATAAGATTATAGCACCAGCTTATTTTGGTTGGATAAATGAACCTGATATTGTAGCTGATGTAGTAAAGGCTAACAATGTACAACTTTGGAATGATACTGATGCATCTGGTTTAAGCTATGATGATATACCAGATTATATCTCTGGTGCTGAAATAGCAACAAAAGTATTAGGACATGCATTACCTGATTATGATCAAAAGTCTGTGGGTAGTTGCGTCGGTTTTGGTACTACAAAAGCAGTCGAATATTTATCATTGGCAGAAATTTATTTATTGAAAGATAAAGAAGAATTTCAGACTTTGACGCAGGAAGTAACATATGCACTTAGTCGTGTTGAAATTGGCGGTGGGCGCATAACTGGTGATGGTTCTATTGGTGCATGGGCTTGTCAGGCAATCAAACAATATGGCATGGTCAAGAGAGGCAAATACGGCGATCTTGATCTCACAGCATATGACGAAGCTCAATGTCGTAAATTGGGTAAAATTGGGATGAGCAAAGACATGGAAAATGTCGCAAAGTTGCATCCTGTAAAGAGTTACACCAAAATTACTAATTACAAAGATGCGATGGTTGCTCTCGCTCAAGGTTTCTTTATTACAGTTTGTTCCAATCAAGGCTTCTCAAGCACAAGAGATGAACAAGGATTTGCCAAGCCATCTGGTAGTTGGGGGCATTGTATGTGCATTAGTGGATATCAGAAAAAGAAACAGAACAACAAATTGCGTGATGGGTTCATTATTGACAATTCATGGGGAAGTAAATGGATCAAGGGTCCGAAAGGATCAATTCCCATGAATGATGGTGCATTTTGGGCTGATGCTGCTGTGGTTGATCGTATGTTGGCTGCTGGTGATAGTTTTGCATTAAGCAGTTATTCAGGATTTCCCAAGAGGCAAATCGATTGGAATTTCTAAATCAGATAATTATTTCAAGGAGATAAATATGATTCAATTACCAGAGTCTTTAGATTTTCAAGCTGTCAACATTCTTTTAGAAAAGTTTCGTGGCGTAGGTGAGCATGACTTGCCTGAAGTAGTAACTGCAAGTTGGAATATTGCTGGATATTGTCTGCATATGGGTATTCCTCTTGTTCATCAAGAAAATCCTATGATGGTTGTATCTGATGAGGCTTGCGTTGATGAATTAGAGGGTATTATCAGCGATCCTAATATTGACAGTATTAAAAAGGGAATATTGAGTTCTGCTGCGATTATGTTTTTGCTTAAATTGGCTCTTAAATACATTTTGGCATAAGCTGGTGACGGCAAGTGGCGGGCGTTTTTGCTGTTTCCTGCTCCGGTTCGCCGTAAAATGAAATACGAAGATTAACAGCGTCAGTATTTCAGCCAGCTATTTTTTTTTGAGGTAATTATCCGTCAACTTAGGACGGGTTACTTTTTTTAGTTTAGTTTATGTTTTTAGATTTGTCAAGAGGTAACTATGAAACCATCCGATTTCGCTTCTGTGCTTCTTTCATGTCGTGACATTCTTCACATTGCTCATTTGAAAACTACTTCTTATGCAGCCCATAAGGCTCTTAATGGTCTTTATGATGCAATGCTTGATCATTTTGACAGCTTTGTCGAGATTGTCCAAACAGATGGTCTTTTGGAAATCAAAGGATTTTCTGTCACTCCCGTGAAGCCAGAAGACATTGTTGAATATCTTGAAGATGACTTTTTGACTGTTGTACAAGAGATGAAAGACGACTATGCGTCTGACATGTCTAAAAATGGTCACTTGGTCAATTTGCTTGAAGACATTGTTTCAGATACTAAGCACGGAATTTATAAACTCAAATTCTTACAATAAGAGGTGAATTATGCCACTTAAAAAGGGTTATAGCAAAAAGACTATCGGTCACAACATTAAGAAAGAAATGGCTGCTGGCAAGTCAAAGAAGCAAGCGGTAGCCATTGCCTTGAATGTTGCTCGGAAAGCTAGTAAGGCTGTTGGCAAAAAAGGACCAGCTAAGGCTAAAAAATCTAAGAAGAAGAAATGAAACCATGTCATCGTGCAAGAAGAAAGTGTCCTGTTTGTGAAAGATTATTTTTTTATGATAAGAAAAATCCAAAAGAAGTAAGAAGACGGTTTTGTAGCAAAAAGTGTAAAGATTTCAACTTAAAGAAAAACATAGTTTGCAATTGTATATTCAGGCGATTAAGAAGGAGCAAAAAGAAATGAATGATAACTTTTTCCTGAAAATCGGTTTATCTTTGCTGCCAGCATTTGGAGTAATTCTTGGATTTGCAGTTGCCATGTGGAATGATCCTGTGACAGAAGAATTAAAAAAAGTAAAAGATAACATGAAACCAACCATTATTTATAAAGAATGTAATTGTCACAAAGGAACCTACTAATATGGCTGATAAACCATCATGGTTTAATGCGATTCCGCAGACTACTGGAAGTACATCTCCAGATTCTATGGGATTCTCTCATGGTGGAGGTAGTCTTACTCAATCTTATCGTGTTGGACCACAAAAACTCAATGAATTTTTGTATTATTCATTAGGCTTCAATAGTTTGAGGAATGATGGATTTAGTGGCATTGCCCGAGAAACACCACTCGCTCATCCACAATTTCCGTTCACTTATGCCACTAGTATTGCTCAAATTACGGGTCAACAGTATACAAGGAATATTGATAACGAATTTTATACTCTCGGTGCAGGTAAACATTATACAGCACAGCCATTTCCTACATATCCTGAATATTTTGAATATGATGTAAATGTAAATTTTGAGCCTAAACCTTACATTGTTGCTGATGATAATTTCATCAAAGATCGTGCTTTCAGCGTTAGTTTTGTAGATGTTAATCAAAGAGCATATGTTTTTACAAATTGTATGCCGGAATATTTTCGATATACAACTTTGACTTATGAACCGAAAGCTGAATTTTTGACAATGGATGTAGGTAGTTCATCATTTTATGCTCCTAACAATCCACAATTTTCTGTTCCAAATTTGAGATCAGCAAGTACAGGAATGTATAAACAAATTTATAAAACAGCTAATGTAAAGCTTAAATGGCATATGGTGCCTTATTTTATTCAAAATGGATATGATTCATTGACAGGTATAAAATACAAAGTTGCTGCTGAAGAATTTGTTGGAAGAATAAATAACAGCAAATTTTATGGTTTTCCAGCCGGTTCTTTGTTGTTAGAATCATTTGCAACAACAGCGGTGTATAATCAAGCAACAATAACGAGTGCAGAAATTATAGCCGATCCGCTTAATGGGAATCGATATTTCTTCAAAGAAAATTTGTTATGCGACATTGAATTTGTTTTTTCCTATCGATATGACACAATTACCGAAGATTATTCAAATGTTCAAAAAACAAACTTGAATCAAATTTTTGCTGGGCATAATTTGTTCAAACGAGCAGCAAGTGATAAAGCAATTGCGATCATTAGAGCAGAAGATTTTAATGCATCTACAGGCAAAATTAAAGATGGGAGACTTGGATTGACATATGCCAGCGCACCGATGCAAGTGATATTTTCTGATCCACGCTGGTTTTCAGCTATTTATCAATGATGGAGAAATAATGGAAAATACTTTTTACCAATTTGGATTGCTTGGCATCATTATTATGGGTGCTGGTTATGGCATTATCCATTCAAGTAAATATCTTGCAAAAAAAGTAATTGAACCACTTACAAAAAAACATTTAGAATTACTTGATACTGCTATAGATTCGCTGAAAAATTTTGGCAATAGCTTGGCAACGCTGAATATGAAAGTTGACGATATCCACACAAGAATTAACGAAAAATTACGATAAATTATAAAAATAACAATAATTAAACAAGAGCCGGTTCATTCCGGCTCTTTTTTTTAGAAAATCGAAAATAAATATGAGGTTTGCATATATACCTTTGTGAATATCAGTTCACATAAACTCTTAAGTACCAGTTAATGGAGGAATATGTTTAATTTTGATGACGAAAGATTTATTGTTTTTACACCATCGCCAGAAGAAATTGCAATTTGTAGAGAAAAAGCTGAAAAAATGGGAGTATTAAAAAATTCTATCATTCAAGGCAAAGGTAATTTAACCGGATTTTTAGGCGAAATTGCAATACATAAATATCTTGCTGGCAGCAAATGGGAATCAAGTAATTCTTATGATTATGATATTATTTACGGCAAAAATAAGATAGATGTAAAAACTAAGTGGTGTAATGGTTTCCCGACTGTAGATTATGATTGCTCTATTGCAGCATATAATACAAAACAAAAATGTGATACATACATTTTTTGTCGAGTTTCATCAGAGATACCCAAAGATTTTGATAATCCAAGTAAAGTTTACCTACTTGGTTATATAAAAAAGGATGATTATTTTAAGTTTGCAAAATTGTGGCGCAAAGGTGAAGTTGATCCAAGTAATGATCATCTATTTACAGTTGACACATATAATTTGAAAATTGGAGATATTTATCCGTTGCCTCGCAAAAATAAATAATGGAGAGACGAGATGCCAGATATTACGATTATCAATAAATTTAGCACCAGCAGCGGTAATGTGCCAGCGTCTCTCTATACGGGAGAACTGGCTACTGATGTTGATGGCAAGATTCTGTATGTCGGTGGCGTACTATCTGGCAGCGTCAATGTTTTAGTCAATCCTTATGCCACTCCCTTAATCGGGAGTGGTGCTATTACCAGCGGTATGATTGGAGATTCTGCTGTCGTAAGTGGTAATATCGCATCTGGACAAATACAACAACCTCATCTTGGAACAATCACATCACCAACATCTGGCGCTGTATTAACTACTGATGGAACACAATTTGATTGGGCGATACCTTTTTCTCTGTCTTCTGGTTGCGTTCAATCAGGAATGATTGCAGATAATGCTGTTGTAAGTGGAAGCATTGCATCTGGACAAGTAGGACAATATCACTTATCAGATAATTCTGTTTATTCTGGTGCAGTAGCATCAGGACAACTAGGACAATATCATCTTAGCGATAATTCTGTTTATTCCGGTGCAATAGCATCAGGACAAGTAGGAAAATATCACTTATCAGATAATTCTGTTTATTCTGGTGCAATAGCATCAGGACAAATACAACAATCTCATCTGGGTACAATATCTGCCCCAACTAGTGGATACATACTTACTACAGATGGAAATGCATTTGATTGGATTATTCCAAATGCTGGAACTTTATTGACATCAGGTGTAGTTACTTCTGGTTATTTGGGAGACAATAGTGTTGTAAGCGGTAGTATCGCATCAGGACAAGTAGGACAATATCACTTATCAGATAATTCTGTTTATTCTGGTGCAATAGCATTAGGACAAGTAGGACAATATCACTTATCAGATAATTCTGTTTATTCCGGTGCAATAGCATCAGGACAACTAGGACAATATCATCTTAGCGATAATTCTGTTTATTCCGGTGCAATAGCATCAGGACAACTAGGACAATATCACTTATCAGATAATTCTGTTTATTCCGGTGCAATAGCATCAGGACAACTAGGACAATATCATCTTAGCGATAATTCTGTTTATTCTGGTAATATTGCATCAGGTCAAATACAACAGCCTCATCTTGGTACAATATCTGCGCCAACTAGTGGATACATACTTACTACAGATGGAAATGCATTTGATTGGATTGTTGTCCCGTCTACTTTTTCTTTGAGTTCAGGTATAATTACATCTGGTTATTTGGGAGACAATAGTGTTGTAAGTGGAAGCATTGCATCTGGACAAATCAGTCAGTATCATCTATCAGACAATTCTGTTTATTCCGGTGCAATAGCATCAGGTCAAATACAACAACCTCATCTGGGTACAATATCTGCCCCAACTAGTGGATACATACTTACTACAGATGGAAGTTCTTTTGATTGGATTGTTCCAAGTGCAGGATTTTCACTTACATCAGGTGTAGTTACATCTGGTTATTTGGGAGACAATAGTGTTGTAAGTGGAAGCATTGCATCTGGACAAATAGGACAATATCATCTTAGTGATAATTCTGTCTATTCCGGTGCAATAGCAAGCGGACAAGTAGGACAATATCATCTTGGTACAATATCTGCGCCAACTAGTGGATACATACTTACTACAGATGGAATTTTTTTTGATTGGATTGTTCCAAGTGCAGGATTTTCACTTACATCAGGTGTAGTTACATCTGGTTATTTAGGTGACAATACTGTTGTAAGCGGGAGTATCGCATCAGGACAAGTAGGACAATATCATCTTAGCGCTAATTCTGTCTATTCCGGTGCAATAGCAAGCGGACAAGTAGGACGATATCATCTTAGCAATAATTCTATTTATTCTGGTGCAATAGCAAGCGGACAAATTAACACATTCAATCTTGCAAGTGGAATCGTCAATAGCGGACATTATGCACCCACTTCTATAGCAAGCGGTGTAATTGCATCAGGTCAAATTAACAGATTTAATTTGGCAAGCGGAATTGTCAATAGCGGACATTATGCACCCGCTTCTATAGCAAGCGGTGTAATTGCATCAGGTCAAATTAACAGATTTAATTTGGCAAGCGGAATTGTCAATAGTGGACATTATTCACCCGCTTCAATTGCAAGCGGTGTAATAGCAAGCGGACAAATTAACACATTCAATCTTGCAAGTGGAATCGTAAACAGCGGACATATAACAACAAATGCTGTAAATAGTGGAAATATTAGTGCAAATTCTGTTATTAGTGGTAGTATAGCATCTGGTCAAATTGGAACTTACCATTTCGGAAGCACTACACCAACATCAGGTTATTTCCTAATGTTGAATCAAAATTTGGCATTAACTTGGTCAACACTTCCTACAACAAGTTTAACTTCAGGACAAGTTACAAGTGGCTATCTTGGTAACAACTCTGTTGTTAGTGGCAGCATTGCATCGGGTCAAATAGGACAATATCATTTATCTGCGAATGCTGTAAATAGCGGTCATATAGCTGCCAATTCAATTGCAAGCGGTGTAATTGCATCAGGTCAAATTAACACATTCAATCTTGCAAGTGGAATCGTCAATAGCGGACATTATGCACCCGCTTCAATTGCAAGCGGTGCAATAGCAAGCGGACAAATTAACACATTCAATCTTGCAAGCGGAATTGTCAATAGCGGACATTATGCACCTGCTTCTATAGCAAGTGGTGCAATCGCAAGTGGACAAATTAACACATTCAATCTTGCAAGCGGAATTGTCAATAGCGGACATTTTGCTCCAAATAGCATAACATCTGGAATTATTGCTTCTGGTCAGATCGGACTTAATTCATTATCATCTGGAGTAGTCCGCAGCGGTCACATAAATGTAAATTCAATCAATAGTGGTAATATTTCTGCTAATAGTGTAATTAGCGGATCAATTGCCAGCGGACAAATTGGAACTTATCACTTAGGAAGCACTACACCTACATCTGGATACTTTCTTCAGCTAAATGGAACAGCATTACAATGGAATCAATTAAACATAAATAGTGGAATTATTTCTTCTGGAACTCTTAATTTCCAACAATTGACAACACAGTCAACTATTGTGACTGATCATTTGAACAATTTTATTGGTGGTGAAAGTTTCAATTGGGTTGCTGTCACTCTTCCGGCAACAAGGACATGGACTGATGTTGCAGCAGGAATGAATATGTATGTTGCCGTAGACTCTGGAACAAATGCACCTGTTTATAGCTATGATGGAATAAATTGGTCTAATTGTTCTGTTTTTGGTACTGTTTACGCTGGAAATAAAAAAATTGTCTATGTTGAGAGCATGGGGACATGGGTTATCGTTCAAGATGGCGGTCTTAGTGTTGATTATTACAGTTATGATGGAATCAATTTTACGACATATGCAATTTCAAGTCCAATATTCGATACGCTTTATAACATAAGAAGTGTTGGTACGAAATGCGTTGCTCTTGGTGTAAGGACGGCGACTACGGGTGTTTGGGCAAGTAGTCATCTTACTGCCAGAGATTTTACTCAAGTGACAATGCCAACTCCAGCGGCAGGTAACTGGAAAGATGTTGCGTATGGAGCAGGAAAATATATCTTCATTCAATCAGGATCAACTGATCAAATACAAATATGGGATGGATCAGGTACATTTACAACAGCTTATTTGCCAGCAGCGATCACAGCGCAATATATCATTTATGGCAATGGAATTTTCCTTATTACAAATAGTGCAAGTACAACTCAATATATTTCTTATGATGGATTAAATTGGACTGCATTTACAACCGCAATTACCAATACATGGTATCCTATTTATTATGGTGGACAATTCTTATTGTTACCATTAACTGGTGGTAGTACGGCAGCAGAAAGATACATTGAGGGTGGTTTGTCAACCCCGAGTGGATGGACTGCTCCATCAATAAGCTATGGTGGAATTTGTGTCGGTGCAGATGCCATTGTCATCGTTCCAAGTACCAGTAGTGCAACCGGCTATCGATCTCCATCTAGAGGAAGAATCACATTAAAATGTGAATGGGCTGGAGAAATTGACAATCTGTATATAGGTAGACAATTCCCACAAAATGCAAGTTTCAAAAACATTTATGTAACATCTGGAATTTATGGCAATAAATCTTTTGCCCCAACAGCATCTGGTACTGTTGGACTATTTTCAGTCACAAGTGGAGCAATTACAAGTGGAGCAATAGCATCTGGACAGATTGGCTGGTTTCATGTAGGAAATGAAATAAGAAATAGTATTACCCGTATCAATGATTTCCGAATAGGCGTTCAATCTGGCGTATCAATAACATCTACTGACCAAGCATCACAAAGTACAATCTATCTCAATCCATATACTGGCGATAATATTGGTCTGTGGAATGGTTCATCTTGGCAATTATATAACACATCTGGAACTTGTGTTTCTCTTGCTATTACTGGTTTAACAAGTGGAAAACTATATGACATTTACGCAAGCCCGAACGGCGTAAATCCACAACTTACATTTTCTACTGCTTGGACAACTGATAATGTAAGAGCAGATACATTAACATATAAAAATGGCACTTATGTGTTGTCTACTGATAATACAAAGAGATTGATCGGCACAATTCGTGCTTCTTCTCCTACCACAACAGAAGACACTTTAATAAGCCGTTATATTGCAAACTACGACAACCAAGTTCCAAGACCGTTGTTTAACACAGACTCAACAAGTCACACATATTCATCAACAGTAGCAAGAATATGGAATAACACATCTGGCAATCAAATATTCTGGGTGCAATCTGTTGCTGGAGTCGGTGGTACTCTTAGCATATGGGGAGGCGTGGCTAGAACGGCTGGAACAGGATTTAGCATACTAGATGCAACGACTAATGCTGCTGCCGGTGCATATTCTGCAATATATACAACTAGTGCAACAACAGAATATCAAGGAGCGCAAATGGCTCATACTCAAGGTGTTCTCGGATATAATTATGCGTATCCACAAGAAAGAAATACTTTGTCTGGCACATTGCAATATGCTCTTTACCGTATTCATGCAACACAAATGGGATAAAAAATGGAAAAGAAAAAAAGAGAAAAGTGGAAACCGAAATTAACTCTTCCAGCGATTAAAAAAGCTTTAGCTCAGACTGATGGCGACCTTATCGCCAGCGCAGAATTGCTGCAAATTCCTCTGCGATCTTTGTTGCGTCATTGTACAGAAAACCGCAACCTTCGCATTATCATGAATAAATTTAAGAAATGGAATCAGCTACTTGCACAAAATAAATTGAGTCAAGCAGTAAAAAATGATGAACAATGGGCAATTCTTTTCACCCTAAAACAAGAAATAGATGAAGGCGAAAAAGGATTTAAGAAACCAACAATTCATGATATACCTACTCTATCAGATGAGGAGTTGCAATCTTACGCCAATAATGGTGATTGATTATGAGTAGAGGCGCACGAAATTTACTAAGAGAATTTTTTCATCCAGATCGTGGATTGCTGGATCGATATATGCGAACTCAGAAGAGAATCCATATTGATTCCGAAATTCGTAGAAGACAAGAAGCAAGAACTAAATTTTCTAAATTTATCAAATTTGTCAAACCAGATTTTTACATAAGTCCTTTTCATTGCAAAATCATTAAAGAAATTGAAGCCATGTTTACTGGTGACTATTTCCTCACTTTATCGTGTCCTCCACGATGGGGAAAAAGTGAACTATGCAGCAGATTGTTGCCAGCTTTCCTTCTTGGCATAAATCCATTTTATAACATTGTTCTAGCATCATATAGTCAACAATTAGCTAACAAGAATATGCGTGATGTACTGCGAGTAATGAGCAGTCCAGAATATAAGATTTTATTCCCAAGAAGCATCATACCTACAAAAATGGATCGCAATTTTATCGCACGACAAGATTTCACAGAACTCGTAAATCCTGATGATTCATTCAAAAAATCAGGCTCAATAAAAGGAGTAGGTGTTGGTTCTTCATTAACCGGCTTCGGCGCTCATTATCTTATATGTGATGACTTACATAAAGATCGTAATGAAGCTGATTCTGATGCTTTTCGCAATAAAGTAATAGAATGGTATCAGAATGTGGCAAGAACACGATTAGATGATATCAATAGTAAAGTTATTCTTGTCGGCACACGCTTTCATCCAAATGACATCATCGGTACTTGTTTACAAAACAAAACTGGAGACAAATGGCAAGAAATTAAATTGCCAGCAATCGCAGACAAAGATTATCCTGATCTGCATGTTAAAACTGATGAATCACTATGGGCAGATAAATTTCCAATAGATGAACTTAACAAAACTAAAGAATCTATTGGACTACAAGAATTTAACTGTCTTTATCTGCAAAATCCAGTCGCAATTGGAAACCTTGCATTCAATTTCATTCCACAATATACCGATCTTATGCTGCCAAGAGACATGAGACAAGCTTGTGTCATTTCAATTGATCCAGCACTCGGTAATAGTAAAAACTCTGACTACAGTAGCATCACAATCGCAATGCGCTGTCCACGAACTAAAAAGATTTACATTGATTCTTATCACGAAAGATGCAAAGTAGACGAACTCATTCAAAGAATCTGCGCTCTTGCTATGCAGCACAAGCCAGATGCCATTACAATCGAAAAGAACAATTTTCAAAGTCTCTTGCTCAATCCCCTTAATGACGCATTGCTGCGATCTGGTATCTATACCAGACTTCTTGGCATCAATAACACAGTCAAAAAGGAAACAAGAATCCTCAGATTAGCACAATTTTTGCCTAATATATTATTTTATAAATCAAGCATGAATGAAATTTTGGTCAATAATATCAAGATGTATCCACAAATACAATTCGATGATCCAGCCGATTCTTGCGAAATGGCAATCAGAGCGTTGATAGAAGTTGTTAATTCTAGTGCGGCGTATGCATAAAAAAACCGCTGTAATCGAAACTACAGCGGCTTAAAGTTATAATTTATTTATGAAGTTATTTAATTAGTCTGGACTTATGTCCAACATAATTATCGATGATTTTTCCAATCGTAATTTGTTTTGAACAATTTGTTTGATTTTCTATTATCTTCATAATCTCGAAAGTTTTTGATCACATAATGAACCCATGTTGAAAATTTACCTTTATCTTCGCTATAACAATGTAAATATTGCAAACATCTTAAAGCGCACATCTGTAACCAGTCTTCTCTATCGTGAAATCTGCTGCTATATGTGTGTGCTGCATGATAAATGGCTCTGATGTTAGTATCATAAATTTCTCTATTAGTCATTTTTCCTCCAACTGTATGTAGTGGAGTATGTTTAATTTTTTTTCTTGATAAATAAAAAAATCACCCGCTAATCTTTCGACTAGCGGGTGATGGAGAAAGAACGAACGAAACAGCAGACACCTATATTATAATGACAACAATAATTTTTTCAAGTCAATCTTGATATTTTTCTAAAATTATATTATTTATCGGCAGCCGTCAACTAAGGACGGGTTACTTTTGCATACTAACTTACTTGGCGACAAAGTCAATGATAATTTTTTGTTAATCCGTCTCACTTTCTGATCCATGATCTCATTCTTTTCTACCATCAGACAAAAATGTGCGCAAGACAACCAGAGATCAACACAATCCAACATATTTGGTTTTTCAGATGCATTGATCTTTTTGCGAACATCAATTATTTGCGTCACGACAGGAGCTAATTCGTTACAATCAATGGTAGCCAATTCTTCTGCCATAGCATCGACAGCAGCAATCAACTCCCTAATTGCTTCGCCAATCTCGTATTTAGAACGCAGATGTTTACTGGAAGCCGTAAATGTGCGATGGACCAATCTTGTCTTCGCCAATGCAGAAATAAAAGCTGTAATGTAATCGTGTGACTTGTTAATGGCTAAATTATTTTTCTCAATCACAGCCTTGATATAGTTGTTCGTTATGCCTACACCGTTAAAAGCCTTGTAGATAACGACTGACACAAGCTTCGCAACATCATTGATATTGTTGTTCCCCTTAATATGTTCCATAAATTGAACATCTTTGAGGATTTGCAATACTTTGCCTTCGATGGCAGAACTAGTAAATGTCGCCATGCCAGTCTCTACCAGACGCAACATATTATTCGAATATTCTGGATTATTCTTCACAATCTTCTTCATCATTGTGTTTTCTTTGTCGTACAACCATGCTCTTTCAACAATGTTTTCTATTTCAGCATGAGTTAAATCAAATCTTTGCACTAAAACGGACTTCCACAGCCAATCAGCAATGTAAGAATGATTGTGCCCATATGCCATCAGTAACTTTGCAACGCCAGAAAGATAATGAAATGACATTGTCGTGTTGCTGTGACCAACATAAGTATTGCTGCGACCTGTCGCCATAAAGTAGCGAACATCGCTGTACCAATTGCTCCTAAAATTGCCACGCTTACTTGGCGTAACAACTGAACAAACTTCCTCAATCATAGTCTCATCAAACAAATCAACTTCATTAGCAGCACTTACAACTTCATCTTTTCGCTCATCAACCTGATGAATAACACTAGGAATTGAAACATTGTGCGCTCTGAACCCCCAATCTAACATCCAATCATAACAATCTTCAGTTATAGTCAACTCAGCATCATCATCCCACAATGCGCTCTCAATGTCACAAATGTCATAATATTGAAGCAAATTACCAAACAAACAACAAGGACGAGACCGATCAAACGGTAATCTCATTCCCTTTTTGATATTCGGTGATATAAAATCAATGCGATCACGATTCTTCATTCCAGAAATTCTATCATTCGCTAATTGCTGAATATCACGAACCGACATCGGTTTACTTAAAACTAACAAATATTGAACTGACTGCTTACTAATGTTTTGCGGAATCATTCTTTTAACATTAGAATCACCTAAGTCTTTGTGATAAAACAAGTTATGTAATTCCAATGCCGTTTCACGCATTGTTCTGCCATGATTTTCATCAATATCTCGGCTTGTATCGACATCAATGCTTAAGAATGAATACTTTTCATCCAAGTTATTGGCAATTAAACCAAATCTGACTTCACTTCCGTTAATGACAATTTCTTTTGGCAATCGTTTATTTGCCTCTTTTAACTTCTTTTGTTCAGTACGACTCAGAAAACATTCTTTGCCTTCTTCATTGCCTGTAATATGAGTCCAATAATCAGTTAGCTCAAATATATTTCCTTTTGTAACGCCAAGTGTGTTCCAATTGCTTTCATCACACCAGCGAACAATAAATTGCTTTAATTGATGAGGCACAAAGAAATTGTAAAGCGCAAAACAGGATTTCTTGTAGTCTGGCAAGTCAATAGCTTTGCTCTCATCATATGCCGAAACAATGAGAGGCTTTCTTGTCTTATATGTCTCGTTAGTTTTGTAATTCTTAACAAGAGCATCATACCAGATTTTGTTTTTGTTGCCGTCTAGTATGTGATACTTCTTGATTGCTCTTGTACCAGACTTTACTGTCTTTCCAATTCTATTGAGTTGATCTAATGTTCTGTTCATTTTTCCTCCACTCTTATCTAGTGGAGATGCTTCAATTTTTCAAAATAATTTTGTTTCATTCTGTTTGTCAATCTACACCAAATTTCTTTCTGGAACCAATTACTGAATCAGTAAACAGTCCATATTCTTGCATCCGAAAGAATAACTCATTGTCCCATAAGACTTTACAATAACCAAATCCAAATGCAAAAACAACCGAAAATAATCTTGTCATAGGCATAGATACCATTATGAGGTAAAAAAATGAAATACATGAACCATTTCTTTGACCAGCTACCAAGACTATGCCACAAAAGTAAACTTGATATTGTCTTTGCAGGTTTTACTGACATTCAACCAAGTTATATAGATGAACATATCATAAGATATTGTGATAGTCAAAATAAACATGAAACAGTCATACTTTATGTCAATGAGTCAGATTTCAAAAGTATAGAAAGTTTAGCAGAATTAAGAATTTGTCATGCTTATTGTGTAAAAGATAAAAAATTGACAACAATACATAAACAACATTATCAACATACTCTAAAAAGATTCTTGCGATATCTTAGCGAAATAGAATTAACAGAACTTGATTGGAACGGCGACATTCAAAAACCATTATTCATGGATTCTTATTATGATCTCCATCAATTTTGCTTTACCGATGAAGGCACATTCACAGAACAGTTTATTTTCGTCATTAAACAGATTTGTTCACAAGCTGGCAAAGGACTCAAATTTCAAGAATTATTCGTTGCAGCACTATATATGTATTACAGAGTGACCGGAATTGAACCATGTATGATCGAAGGAGATCATTTCCTAAACTACGGCAGTAATACAAAATTAAGAAAATTGTCAATAAAAAAACTAAAGTCTATAATAGATACATTGTCCGTGCAACTTAATCAATTAGGAGACGACAACTAAGGTCGGATTCCTTGTTTTTAGTTTAGCTTTAGTAAAATAATTTGTCAAGGGAAAAGGAACAAAAAATGAGCGACCGCAATCATCCATTCGGCACCATCGCCGTAACCAACCTCGCCAGCCACCACATGATCGGCTTTATTCGCAATCTAGACGCAGAACAACCGATAGTCGTCAGTCTCGATGATTTCCAGAAAATGTATGCAACAATCCCACAAGACGGCGTAGTTACGATTCCGACTCCGTGCCAAAAATAGTATACGGTTTATCATCTTTGTATGAACGGAAATTCAGATAATTTATCCTATCGTTACAGAAATCTGCCACCATACATCTGGCAGCTATCTTGCCAAATAAAGGGAACTGATACGCTTTTTGTAACTTCTCGTAATACTTAGCCAATAATATCTTCTTTACTTCTTCCATACACGATATATCACTCTTTATCTTAGCACATATTTTTTTGTATAAAGGCTTATCAACACCGAGATAAACAAGAAGCCTCTCAATGTCAGACCGCAGATGCCATTGTTCGAGTGTCATGATTACCTGCGTCATTCAAGAAAAAATGATGCTATCCTGCCGACAACTTAGGTCGGGTTTCGTATTTTTAGATTAGCCTAGTTTTTTCCGAAAGTCAATGTATTTTTTTTTCAAATTATCCCAAAATACCGATAACTACATACTCTGGAGGTACATATGAATGATTTACTTTTAGTGAAAACCATCAAACTATTAGAATCTATTGATTTGAGATTGAAAAAAATGAATCAGAGAATGGAAAGTTTGCTAGACAAGTTGGAAAAATTCCCCTATGATAAGGACGGCAAAGAGGATAACACATGACTATGTTCACGATGATTCGCATTTGGAATGAAGCTAAAAAAATGGGTGACAAACCTTTTACTTTTGTCACTAAGAAAACTATATACAATGTGAAGAAATACAAAACTCCATTTACAGATGGAGATTTTGTTGAAGTAATCAATCAAGATACACAAGAAGAAATTTACATCCAATATGATCCTACTATTGGATTAGGATTATATGATGAAATGGATAATCCTATTGAATTTTCGACTAAATAAGGAGAAAAAAATGAAAGATGAAAATAAAATTATGATGACTGGCATCATTGCAATAGCAATTATTGCTGCTGTTACTATAGTGCATTGCTTCGATTCTCGTAATGATGTCAATTACAGAACAGCACAATTTCTAGAAATGTTTCGCTAAGGGAGAAAAATGATTAACATTGAAAATAAAATATCCGTCTATTTTATATCAGATGACTATGTCGGCAATAAACTTGTTGAACAGACAGAATTGAATAGATATCGTGAAATTAAAACACCACATGGCTATATCTATGCGAGTCAGTCAGATGCTAGGATTCATGACTTAATCATGCCTTACATCAAAAAATATAATCTACACAATGTCACGGGTAACATTGTGCTATCATATAATAGCAAAATAGTTGATGAAATCATGGATGCAGCATTAGTTTATTATGTACGAAAGAATAAAAGATTACCGGAAGTTGGTTCACCGATATATGATTATTACTTACTATAGCAACTAAGCACTAAATGTTCAATAAGTAGGCAGTCAGTAAATCTGACTGCTTATTTTTTTCAATTTACAAACAAAAAATTTTATAAATCGTTGTTAAAATGGGTAGTCTGCTGCGTATATATGATAGGTTGAAAATTAAGGGGGAAAATGTCTAGTGAAAAGAAAAATAAGAAACAAGCGAGACTTACTGAAAAAAGTAGGGAAAAAATGGAGAAGAATATTGCTGTAATTAAACATTCGCTTAAAGGAAAGCCAATAAATGAGGATATTTTGCAAGAAATTTATCTTGCGTTATGCCACAAGATGCTGCGCTACGATTCAACTCGTTCTCGTATTACTACTTTTTTACATTTACATTCTAATTGGTCTGCTTTAGACACATTTAATAGATCAAATAATAAAAAGAACATTAAAACTGTTGCGATTCCAGACAATTTTGACATGGGTGATGAAAAGGATGATCCCATTCGCCTATTACTTATCAAAGAACAAGAAGAAATCATCAGAAAGAATATTGATGAATTACCAATTGTCGCCAAGATCATTCTTGGTTATTTCACTTTCTTTGATCATAATATTAACCAAGTCTGCAAAGAACTCAAATTAACTCGAAACATCGTTCATCAACAATTAAATTTGTCTTATGAATTGCTCCGTGACAGCCTCAAATCATATTTCTTTGATGAATAAAAAACAAATCTGTATTTTATCATGAAAAAAATAATTATGTCAAGAGCAGTTTTTTAAGCTGTTCTTATTCGCTTTGTCACATTGTTTATTAGATGCCTCTAAAAGCGATTAAATTGGCAAAGGTGCCCATTGCCTCAAGATCGCATTAAAAACGCATTATAGGTCAATTTTGGAGGCGTGAATAAAAGCGACAATAAAAATAGAGGGCAAAAATCATGAAAATAGTTATTCCACACATTGATGTTCCACCGTCTATATGGAATTTATACAAGAGAAGAAGAAAGAATGCTGGATTGTGTCCTAGCAATGCTTACACGAAATGGAAAAGAACAAATCATGTCAAATTTGAGGAATTCAAACCAACCAGATTTCTTAACAATGTATGCGTAAGTATTCGTTTTTGGGGTGGTAAGGGAATTCGTGGTGATTTTGACATTGATAACAGAATCAAAGCATTACTGGATCAGCTAGTCAGGTCTGGATATATTGAGGATGATAATAAGAATGTGGTCAGAAAAATAAATATATCATATGAAGGTGATTTGAAGAAGGCTGAATGTGAGATTTATATTCGTGAAATGCATATTGCAAAGGTAAAAAACAAGCAGCCTAGCAAGCACAAATATAAGGAATTATACGATTTCCAATCATTAAAGGAGAGAGAAGATGCAAAGACTGACGACATCGGACACAAGGAACACAATAATCCAGACAACACCGGATTACAACAACATAACAGTCAAGAATAAAGATGTTCTTTGGGTAAAAACTACAGCAATAGGTTCAATAAACCTGCAATATGAAGTCGGTCAACCAGCAATCATGTGGAATGCAGCAGCTTGGATCGAACAAGAAGTTGATCCTTATGGTCGCCCACAAGATAAATTAGACGGCTACAAAGGTACTTTGTTGACCAATCCACTCATCGGCTCTAAAGCAAATGAGACATTTCAAGTAAATCAATTTTACTACATATCAAAAAGAATGGACACGCCTAGCGATTATTTCCAATTATGGGAAGTAATGAGTAAAGGAACAAGTGCAGGAGGTATCGATTCAGTTCAATGTATTGGAAATATTTTATATGTGGTGTATAACTAATGACTACGACATCTTTTAATTGTCATGACAATAATGCGATAAGTGAAGTTGCATTACCAAGACCATATCCTTGTTGCGGATTTAATGTTCCTCCTTTGTCTTTTTCAGGATTCTATACCTGTACTGTTACTGGAACTCCTACTTTTCCTGATGGCTGTCCTGCTGGTGTTACTCCAATTACATTTAACTTAGTTGGAGATGGATGCCCAACACTTGGATCAATTTTTTTATATACGGCATCAACTGGATTCTTTATTTATTTGTATTTGAATTTAAGATATGACTGTCCAAGTATTGACGGTAGTGATTATCAACTTATGCAAATTTTCTCATACGGATTGGAACAAAGTAAGACATGGAGTTGCAGTCACATCGCTGGAGGTGATTACAACTTCAATATGACTAGCAATTATCTTTATGATGACGGGATGGGAAACACAGTAGCATCAACAATAACAATTAACCAAGTGACATATGTATGACACAGACTGCACAACTATTAAAAGGGGATTGTTGGATTAGCGGACCAAAACCAGCCGGTGATCCTTTCCCCGTAATTAGCATGGATATCATGTTTTCTACAAAATCTCCTTTCTTAGGAGATGGTTTTCCAACTGCAACTGGATATAGACCAAGATTGTGCGACCCAACTGATGCGACAAAGAATCTGATTATACCTTGTAGTAAATTGCGAGGTCATCCGAATATTGATGGAGTTCCTCAATGGACTAAGAAACCAAATAGTATCTTATGGGGAAAAAGTTCAATCAATGAATTTGTTGACCCTACATGGTATTTTGATTTTACTGAATTATCTGCTTGGAATCCTGTAACTATTCCTAATCCAGATTATTTTCCAAATCCGTTAGGAATTATTCCAGAATTTTACGATGTTGCTGGACCAAAATTTAGTTATGCAAGTTGTTTTCAGCGTTTATATAAGAGAAATCAAAAACTTTTTCCCTTAATGAATCTCAATAATGTTCAATGGCAATATGCAACAGTAGGCGACAATACTTTGGAATATGAGAGAAGATGGCTTGCCAATTTAATGCCAGCATCGCCTCTATGGTGCAATCCAATTGATCAACCATTACTTGGTGAAACATATTATGAAGATGCTCATTATGATGGTCCTGCGCCATCTTTTGATAAAACACAAACTGCTTACAAAGCTAATTTCATTCCATTTTGCAATCCGATGAATGTTAGAAATAAACTTGGTGTGTTGCTAGGACAATTTGATGGACTAGGATTTCAAGGATTCTTTAATTATGCTGGTGTTTTAAGCCCACAAATACCTGAATATGATTACACTTATATTGATAGTGGCGCATTAGAACCACCTTATCCATATCTTGTCACATCAAAACAATTTTTATCATTTGAATTATGGATATATTTGTCTGGAGTTGGAATAAAAAGTCCAAGAATAGCACAAATGCGCTGGTGGTGGTATACGGATTTTCTTGATGGTGCTGGGTCATATGATCCTGTTAATTCCACAAACACACCATTTAATCCTTATTTGTTTTTTAATTGTCCATTTGAGAATATGTATGTAGAAATAGATTGCAATTTATATGATGAAACTACTAAGTTAATGAGAATACCATTGCATCAGTTACAAGTGGCGGTGAGAGCATGACGATTACATTTGCAGAGGCTAGGAATGTATGCGCCCCTGATTCAAAATGGGCTTATCCTGTATTTTATGAATGCAGTCTTGTTTGTACTCCGCTGGCATGGAGTTTTGAAATTGGTTCATTTAATTTTTCAATGTATAAGTATTCACCTAATTGCCCATCTACTGGTCTCCAGTTAAGTCGATATTTTTCCAATTATCCCGTAGTGGGAGTTACTTTGGGATGCACACAAGACCGAACTGAAGGAGTTTGGCAAGGTCAAAATAGTTACGCTCTTATTTCAACTCCTCCATTAGCATCACCAGAACTTGGATTGACACTTAGATTTACTTGCACAATGGTTGTTGATAGTGTTGAACCAATTTTACATATAACACTAAAAGTAGAGCGTTTGGTTCCTGCTTCCGATGTTGTTCCTTATACCGGCTTTGGACAATATGTTGATTGTTGCACTTATACATTTGACATGAAAAAAGATGCAACAAGTAAGACATTAGATCGTAATCAACCACAAACATTTATCACTTCAGGACCGATTGTTGGCTCTCCCACTCTACAACCTTTGCCAGAATGCTATTCAGAAACTTGTCCATTAGATTTTCAATATATAGATGCACAATTGATTCTTTATCCACGCAAATTTGGATGCAATGGCAGAGCAGAAAGATATGGTGATGTGGATTGCAGCCTTAATGCCGGTTGGAGAACTTTCGGTTGTTTCGCAGCTTATATTGAACCATTGATACCAGACACATTTTATCCTAAATGGGTTCAACTAGGTGTTAATATTGCCCCTCAACCTATTGCAGGTTGTACTTACGGCGCTGGATGTCTTAATGGAAGCATTCAATATGATCCTTTTGGAATTTTACCACCAATTTATTCCATAACTCCTAATCCGGCAGGGGATTGCGTTTACTTGCTGACTCTTGGATGTGAACATGAGGATGAAGGCACAGGAAACTTTTATAACAGCGTAAATAAGCAACAAATACAAACAGGCGTGACTCAAAGCGATGTGAACGGACTTGACTTCACTCAATATCAATATCAAATCGCAATTAAAAGCATCAATAAGCGTTCTCCATGTGTTTGCATCCGTGAGACAACTACAGAAAATATTTGGTATGTCGCTCAACCAAGCACAGTTAACTATTCATCATATTTTTATAATTCATCTGGTCATTATGTTGCTAAATTGAGTTTTGGTGATTGTTTAGGACAGCCAGTAGTAACTCTATATGGGTTAGCTTTTCCTGCCGTAATAGCAGCAACTAATTGCGTTGTCGGCGTTAATCCGCCTAACATCTTTGATCCTGATTACTACAAGAAAAAGGGCATTCTCGTTGATCCAGATTCATTGAATGTTCTTGGTTATAACAATCTTGATTCTAGCAATCTGATTGTAACTGAACCAGAAATATTCACACAAGATAGAGAAGAACCATTGCCTGATAATATTCCATATACAGATGTTTATGTTCCTAATACATCAACTGTTGTAAAAATGGAATCAAAAACACCAGAACAAGTACAAATGTTGCATCAAGCAGATGTAATGAAAAAGTACAAAAATCCATGCAAATATAGAAGTATTCAACCAATCAGGAAAGATTCAACTTGTGGTTGTGCTGGCGGTGGATCAAATATTTACTCATGCGAAGTATTCGGTGAGTGCAAAGTAATCACTACTAAAATGGACGAAACATTGAAAACTTGTGTTACTTGTGATCGCTACGAATTGCCGATGATTTAGGGGTAGACGAGTATAGATGTCATCTCTTGGAGGAAAGAATAATGAGCGTTAAAACAGTTCCCGCTTTACCCGCTAGGAGTTTGCCTTTAGCCGGTACTGATCTTTTGATTGTGGCTGATCCGACCACAGAAATCGCCTACAAAGCGACAATCTCAAATTTTCCTAAGCCTAATCTTGCTGACTTGCCTGATGTTAACATTTCCATGCCAACAGATGGTAATTTATTGCAATATTATATAAGTGATAGCAAATGGCACAATGTAAAAATGATAACTGGCGGAACATTTTAGGTAAAATTATTTTATTCTAATGCATAGATAATTAAAATAGGAGATCATTATGGCGACATTTTATGAGAACATGAGGAATTACTTTTTTGGCAATACTTCAAAAGAAAAGACTAAGCCAATAAAAGAAGGTTATGTTGCTGATTCCGGCGGTCTTTGGGGACCGAATATGCTCTGGACGGATTATTATAACCGTTCAGTCACCACTTCGATGGGTTATAACGCATTTGCTCCCATCGCTAATACAAGTGATCGTAATAATGGTCTTAACTTTCCTTATGTTTATAGTTTAGCCGATCAATTAACATATATTGCAAATTCACGATATATTGCACAGACAAATCCATATGCTGTTGGTATTTTGAATGGATTGAGTTCATATGTACTCGGTGCTGGTGGAATTACCTATACGGTCAGTTCTGATGATGATGATTTGACTAAATTGGTTGATGAATTGTTACAAACATGGTGGATGAAGAACAATTTTGATACATTACAGGTTGAGTTATATCAGCGTGGAATAGTAGATGGTGAGTATTTTCTTAGAAAGTTTCCTCAGAAGGATGGTTTTTTGAAATTAAGGACAATTGAGCCTGAGCATATTCAAATTCCTCCTGATCATGACATTTTAGCTGCTAGCATGGGTGTTGTATGTGAGCCAGATGATCCTCAGACTGTGCTTGGATATGGCGTTTATATGTATCGAGGCAGTAAAGAGGCATCTTCAGTTGAGTTTGTTGATGCAGATGAGATCATTCATGACAAAAAGGGCGTTACTGCTGCGATGAAGCGTGGATTGCCATGTTTTATCTTTGATACAGGTTTGGCGTTCATGAATGCAGCAAAATTGGCTAGAAACATTACAACTTTGAGTACAATTCAAAGTTCTGTGGCATTTATTCGTCAACACGCTGCTGCTACACAGTCACAAGTTCAAGATTTCATTGATAGTCAAAATACGAATGCTGCTCCTCCTTATCCTCAATGGGCTGCATCTAGTGCTTTTTCCGGCAATGGTTTTTATGCTGCTGGAACGATTCTTGATATGCCAAAAGCGTTGGAATACAAAGACCCGCCAAGTGCAGGAAATGTTGGTTCATACATTGAAGCATTGAATATGTGTCTTCGTGAATGTGGACGCAGGTGGAATGCTCCAGAATGGTTGATTAGTGGTAAAGGAGATTCAATCAATTTTGCATCATCTTTGACTACAGAAAGCCCGTTTTTGCGATCTGTGTTAAAAGAACAGAAAGATTTCAAGGAGACAGTCCAGAAAATAATGACAGCGGTGATTCAAAATTTTGCTGTAGCTGATCTCATTCCTATCAATTACAAGCAATATAACTTGAAAGTTGAACTTGTTGCTCCAAGTGTGGAGACAAGAGAATATCTTAAAGAAAGTCAGCTTAACAAGACTTATTTAGAAATGGGCATCAAGAGTCCTCAGACAATTGCAGCCGAAATTGGTGTTGATTGGCGTAAGGAACAAGAGAACTTCGCTTCTTTGCGTGAACAGCAACAAAAAAATGATGATAATAAAGAAAAGACAGTCTAAAAATTTTGCAAAGGGTAAATCATTATGGGTAAAACATTCAATGGAAATGACATTATTCTCCCGTTTGCGAATGCTGGAGTTGTTCTTGCTGCTCCAGTAGGAACAGAAATCAGTATTGGTGATTTTGTTTGTTATAAAAATGACAATACAATTATTCCTTTTGATGTCATTGAAGCAGGCGTTAATGATACAGCAGGAGCAATTGCAGCAAGTTTTGCTGGCGTAGCAATTCAAACTCACACATCTTGGAACTCAACTGGTGGTTATCCTAGCTTTCCAGCACTTCTTGGTGATTCATTTTATGGCATAACTGTAAACACAGAAGTCATTTACAACGCAAATTGTGATAGTGCGACATATTCATTTGGCACACTTGTTCAAGGTGTTGTTGGTGATCCTAAAAAGGTTGAAGTTGCAACTGGTCCTGAGAATGCAATTGGTTTCGTTATTGCAGATTATTCTGCTGCTCCTACCACAAAAATTAGAATTCGTTTAATTTCTGGTAAATATTCACCATATAGCAATCGTGAATTAACTTTACCTGCTGCTGGATCAATCACAACAAACATGATTGCATCTGGAGCTATCACGGCAAATCTTATAGCATCTGGCGCAATCATTGCTGGAGATATTGCTAACGGTGCTGTGACTTCAGGTAAAATTGCATCCGGCGCTATTGGAAGCGTTCATATCAGTTCTGGTGGAGTCGCAAGTTTCAACATCGCTTCTGGTTCAATTACGGCTAATCATATTGCTTCAGGAGCAGTAATCAACGCTGATATTGAAGACAATGCGGTGACTTCAGGAAAAATTGCTCCTTATACTATTGGAGCAATACACATTTCTAATGGTGGAATTCTATCCGGTAATATTGCTTCTGGTCAGATAAGTAACAATCATTTGTCATCTGGAGCAGCAATCGGTAATCTTGCTACTGCATCAATTGGCAACTCATTACTTGCCAATAATAGTATACTATCCGGTAATATTGCTTCTGGTCAGATAAGTAACAATCATTTGTCATCTGGAGCAGCAATCAGTAATCTTGCTGCTGCCTCAATTGGCAACTCATTACTTGCCAATAACAGCGTTACTTCTGGCAATATTGCTTCTGGTCAGATAAGTAACAATCATTTATCATCTGGTGCAGCAATCGGTAATCTTGCTGCTGCCTCAATTGGCAACTCATTACTTGCCAATAACAGCGTTACTTCTGGCAATATTGCTTCTGGTCAAGTAAGTAACAATCATTTGTCTTCTGGTGCAGCAATTGGCAACATTTTATCTGGTACAATTACGAATATAATGCTTGCAAACAACAGCGTTACTTCTGGTGATATTGCAAGTGGTGCGATAGGTAAATTTCATATTGCATCTGGACAAGTTGTAAAAGGTCTTACTCAAGGTACTAATGTTACAATAACTGCTGATGCAAATGATGTTTATACAATCAATGCAACAGGTGGCGGTGGCGGTACTTCTGATGTCAGTTTGATGAATCAATTTAGGCTTTCTGTTACATCTGGTGTTGCTGTTGACAATAGTGTTACTTCTGGTGCTTCGACAATTTATTTGAATCCTTATATTGGAAATAGAATCGCTTTATTTAGTGGTGGTGTATGGGGAAATTGCTATTCTTCTGGTAATGTGAGTATTGCTACAAGCTCTTTGGCATCTGGTAATGTTTATGACATATTCTGTTATAATAATGCTGGTGTTCCTGCTTTGGAATATTCCGCAGCTTATGTGGGTGGTATTTCATCTGGTGGTCTTACTGGACCTAATGTCAGAACTGACGCAATTTCTTATTTGAATGGCATACCAGTAAAAAATAGTGATAATACTCGTCGTTTAATTGGAACAGTTCTTGGATTTACATCTGGTCAAACTTCAATGACTAATGAGACAAAAGGTATTGCAAACTATGACAATCAAATTGAAATGAATTTGATCAATTATGTTTCAAATACAAATACATTTAATAACACATCAGGAGCAATTCATTATCAAGTATACAATAACCTTTTTAATTGTCATGTTAGATGGGTTTCTTGCACTTCTGGAATGACAAGTCATGTTGATGGTCAACCATCCAATATGTCAAGACAACCGAGTTCAAACGGAACTCATGCTGCTGTTTCTTATTATGGAACAGGCATAACTCTTCGTTCTGGTCAGGTAACTGGTCCAAATCAAACTGGAGCATTTAACTATGCTTGGTTGCCAGCCAGTTTAACACCTAATAACACAACCAATGATCCATCACAAAACAAAGCAGTAGGAAAAACATTTATAAATAATGTTTTGGGATATAATACTTGTTATCCTATTACATATTGCACGGCTTCTGGAACATTCGGTTGTAATAGTATTTTAACATGTGCAACAGTAAATGGTCTTTAATGTGTCAAGACGAAAAAGGAAATAAAGGTGATTTATGTTTAATGAAATTGGTATTTTGACTCAAGAAATTAACAAAGTTTGCCCTATTACAGGACTAAGTGAAAAGGGAAAAACTTATTTTATTCACTTTGATGGCGTTGCTGATGAAGATCAAAGGGCTGCTGCTCAATATATCGTTGATAATAAGGCAACAATTCTTGATAAGTATTATAAGTTAGATGAATTGGATAAGAATTTTGCAGATTCAATTGATGAAGGTTTTACAACTTCTTATGGATGGAAGTTGGGATTAAAGAATGATGATGTATTGCTTCTTAGTTCTCTTTTCTTGCTTAGTAAGACAGCAGCAGAGATGAATCTTCCTATTCCAGAGATTATTGATACTGATGGAAACAGTCATGCGTTGACTATTGAAGAATTAACAATTTTGATGCTTAATTATGGTGCATATCGTGCAGCTTTGAGTATGAAATATGCAAAAGACAAAAAAGACATACAAAATAATGCGTAATTTTAATATCAAAACAATGACAATAACTGCAAGGGGATTATATGCGAAAAAACAACATTGAATTCAAAGATGATTTCATTCTTAATGAAAGTGAAAAGTTCGCAGTAGACAACAACTCTGGTATTATATCTGGTGTTAAGCTTGTCGGGTTTAATTCCAAGAATAATCGTGTATACACAAAAGCTTGTCTCAGAGAGGCTCTTGGTCTTTATGAGGGTAAGCCTGTTAATTTGAATCATACGCCAGTTGGTGATGAAGTTCGAGTTGAAGATCGTCTTGGTAAAGTGACGAATGTTCGCATGACAGATTCAGGCATTTACGGTGATCTTCATTTTTTGCGTACTCATCCTATGAGCGAGAGGATTCTTGAGGCTGCTGAGAAGATGCCAGAATTATTTGGTTTTTCTCATCGCAGCATTGGGACAGTCAAATTTAACAAAAATGGACCTGAAGAAGTATCGAAAATTAAAAATGTATTGTCAGTCGATCTTGTTTCTGATCCCGCAACCACAAAAAGTTTAATGGAGAGTGTTATGCAACCAATTAAAGAAGAGGAAGAAAAATCTTCCGACAAGAAATGTGATTGTTCTTGCCATGAAGAATATAGCAAGATGCAAGAAGATATGGATGGAGTCAAAAAGCTTGTTGAGGAAGCAAAAGCCTGTTTGGAGAGTGATATGTCTCCAGAAGATAAGCTTGCTAAACTTCACGATCTACTCGGCGTAGATACTGTGAAGGAAGAAGAGGAAATGGACAAGGAAGAAGAAAAGAAAGAATCTGTCACAACTAAGATTGATGGCAGAATTCTCTGCGAAGCCGCTGGTATTCATGCTTCTGATGATCTTGTCTCTGACCTTAATAAATTGGATGCTGATACTGCCACTAAGATGGTTCGCAGACTTGCAGAATCCAAATTCAAACCAGCAACTAAGAATTCTGTTCCTGTTAAAGCAGAGAATAGACTTAGTGGCAATGAACTCGCACGATATCTTTTAAGCTAAGGAGATAAAAGAAATGTCAACTTTGTTCAATGGAAATAATTTTGTCCTCCCTTTTGAGGATCATACAGTCAATCTAAAGGCAAAAGCCAGCACCAACATCGCTATTGGAGATTTCGTGTGCTGGGATGCTGCAAACAAGGTTCTTGTTCCAGTCGATGTCAATGTCGCTGGAGTTACAGATAGCGCAGCAAATATCGCAGCTTCATTCGCTGGCGTTGCTTCCCAAACTGAATTGTCTGTCAACACTAATCAGGGATATCCTGTATTCCCTGCTGGTTATAACGGCATTAGCGTTCAAGTTGAATGCCTTTACAATGCCGACATCGCTTCTGGCGCTGTTGATGTTGGAACTTTGGTTAAAGCTGTTGCTGGCAGTCCTACTACTGTTGCAACTACTACTAAGGTCGCAGGTGACGCAATCGGTTATGTCGTTGCCCAATATGATAATGCTACCACTAAGGTGCGTGTAAGGCTCATTAGTGCGCTCTTTAGTCCTTTCAACTGGTCGGACAACAAGAACTAATAAAGGAGATATGTAAAAATGATTAACTCACGCAAACTTCGTGGTCTTTATGAGAGCAAGGGCAAAACTGCTTCTGGCGCTCTCGAATTTGTCAACGAAATGAATCATATGCTCGGTCTTTGTGATGAGCATGGCAATAAGTATCGTGATCAAGCTGGCAATCCCGTAGTAAGGAATGCCAAGATGACTCCCGAACAGTTTAATCTCCATGAGTGCGCTCAAGCTATTCTTGGCGATCATTGGGCTGAACTTGTCGAAGGTCGTACTGTCAGTTCTCTCGCTTCTCTCCAAAAAAGGGCTGAACTCGAAAAGGCTGGCGTTGGTAGCAGGGAATTGTTTGAAGCAGTCGGCGTGGGTGTTGATCCTACTGCTGGTTTGTCTATCAACGCATTCTCCGGTCTTACTTCTGGTTTGATCGAACGCAAGATTCTTGACGCTTTCCAGAATCCTGTCTTCATTGGCGATCAATTGATGCCAAGCGAAGCTATGAAAGCAAGCGGTCAGAAATTCATTCAGAGTTCTCCTCTCGGTGATAGGGCTGCTCGTAGAAACGCTGGCGAACCCCATGTTCGTGCCAACACTTATGGCAGATTTGTGAGATTGCCTGAGTCTTATGAAAATGCACTCGCTATCGATGTGACTGCTGAAGCTATCTTCTACAGTCTTGATAATAGCTTGATGCAAGTTGCTGCTTCTGTGGGAACCGAACTTGCTTATCGTCGTGAAATCGAGATGCTCGAAACCATTATGAAGACTTCTTCTACCTTCAAATGGAACGATACTGCCTACAATACTTACGGCAACATCACCATCAATACTGGTGGTTATAACAACAACAACTCCAGCAATGCTCTTCTTGACTGGACCTCAATTCAGAGCGATATTGTGGCTTTCAGTCGCTTTACCGATCCTGATACTGGCAAGCGTTTGCTTATCCAGCCAGACACCCTACTTGTGCCACCTGCTTTGCTTGAAACTGCAAAGTTGATTCTTGGTTCAACTGGTGGTCAGCGTCGTACTGGTGATGGTACACAGGCTACCTCAACTCAGTTGCAGGTTTCCGAAACTGATTACTTCCCATACGCTGGTCAGTTCCGTATCTTGTCTTCTCCGCTTGTCGAACAAGTTCTTGTTGATACTGGAACTGCTGCTAACAACGCTGCTGCTTCCAAGTATTGGTTCCTCATCGACAGCAAACACGCTTTCAAGTTTATCAGCAATATGCCACTTACCGTGTCACAATCTACTGGTAGCTATGAACAGCTTGATAAGAAGATTGCTATGTCTTACTTCGCAAGCTACAGGGGCACTCCCGCTGTTATCAGCCCCTTCCATGCCTTCCGTAACTATTCTGCTTGATTGTAGAATAGGTATGGAAAAATTTGAAACCCCTTACTATAATTGTAGTAGGGGGTTTTTATATGCCTACATGCAATAAGTGTAATTTAGACAAACAATTAGATGAGTTTTATGCAAAAGGTACTGGATTTATTTATAAAACATGTAAAAAGTGTATATTAGAAGTAAATAAACTTTATAGAAAAAAAAATAATGATTATATCTATCAAAAGAACCAAGAATGGTTAAAAAGAAATCCAGATAAAAAGAAACAATATCGTAAAAAACATTATGATTCTCATAGAGAATCAATAATTAAAAAACACCAAGACAGAACTTCTACAGTAAAAGGTCATTTACAAAAACTTATAAATTTGATGAAAGAAAGGAAGCAATTAACTTGTGATCAATTGTTTGTTTTATATGAAAATCAAAAAGGAAAATGTGCTATAACTGGTTTTGAAATGACGCATATAATGAGAAAAGGAAAGATTCCAACAAACATTTCAATTGATCGTATTGATTCAAACAAAGGTTATGAAATTGATAATGTAAGGCTTGTTTGTTCTCGGGCAAATATGATGAAGGGACCGTTTACCGATTCTGAATTAGTCGATTGGTGCAAAGCAATTTTGTCAAATAAAACTTAATTTCGATAATTATATTGGGTTCTTTTAAGAGGTTAACATGGCAAAAGCGCAAAAGAAAATTGAAGTTGAAATTGAAGGATCATATGGATTGTATGAAGTCAGGCGTGGATTATTGCCCGTAAAAAGATATTGGTGTGATCATCCTATTATTGCAATCAATAATTATATTAGAGATTTTAGATTAGCTTCAAATCTTGATAAGAAGTTATTTGAAGTAGTGAGAAAGGATAATAGCAATAAGGAGAGTGAGGAATGAGCGCACAATCTAATGTTCAAGATACAATAAACAATTTAACTGCTGTAATCAAAGATATTACGACAAATCCAAAGCCAAATTATTCAATTAACGGTCAATCTGTGTCATGGGCTGATTATCTTGCTACTGTTACAGATCAGTTGAACAAGATGCTAGAAATTCAACAAAAGATCAATGTGCCTTATTTGATTCAAACTAGAGGTGGTTCACTATGATTGCTCATGTGGTTATTGGCACATCAACAGCAGGAGATAACACTTTAGTTGCTGGTATAACTGGTAATAAAATTCAAGTTATTCAATTTGGTGTTAACGCTGAAGCAAGTCAGAAAATTCAATTCAAAAGTGGCGCAACTGCAATTACTGGACAAATTGAAGTAAATAATGATTTTTGGGTATCTGCTTCTGCGCCTGTGTCATCTTATCAAACAATCAATCACATAATTGAGACAAGTTCTGGTCAATCTCTCATTATTAACTTGACACAAGCGAAATATGTTGGTGGTTTTTTGTCATACAGAATTGTGCCAGATACCATGTAAAGGAGATTTCAATGATCGGTTATGGAAAAATTGATACTGCTACTGCTGGTGCCAATACTTTGGTTGCTGGCATTACTGGAAAAAAAATTCAAGTCATTCAATATACTTTGAATGCTGTTGCAGATAATACTATGACATTCAAAAGTGCAACAAATGCACTTACTGGACCAATGAGTCTTAGTGCATCAGAAGTAATTGTGAGTGTTACTGCACCAAGTACATATATGACCATGAATGCTCTTTTTGAGACTAATTCTGGTGAATCATTGGTGTTGACTCTTTTGAATGCAACTCAAGTTAGCGGTCATTTTACTTATCGTATTGTTAATGATACTGAGTAATTTATTGGAGGAGTAATGGCAAGGAAACACAACAAAAAGAAAGTAGCTGCTGCCCTAACTAAAAAGAAAAAAGTTGTTTATAAACAAGACCCAAGAACAGGCGGTTATGTAAAAAAGAGAACTAAGCAAGACACATATGATCTTGCCACAAAACTTGTCGATAAGTTCTATGATAAATTGTCCGGTGCATATCCGCCAGCTTCCAAAGCAGGAAAATATCCTAAAAAACGCACAGGTTGTTTACGAGGCAGTATCCAAGCCCGTGTCAAAGGTAGGACAATAGAAATCGGTTCTACCGCACCTCATGCTAAATTTTTAGCTAGAGGTACACGATATATGGCACCAAGAAAAAGTGCAGTTGATTTTGCAAGAGAAGCACAATCTCAATTGCCAAAATACCTTAGCGATTTGAAAATCGTTGGTGTTATTGAAATGCGATCAAGACAAAAATCACAATTTTGTAAGAAATAAATATGATTTCAATATCCACAGATTATCAGATTTTCGATAACTTGTTAACCAGCATCTCTTTGCGTAGGTTAGATAATTCAACCGTGACGATTAACAATGTACAGATAATGCCTGCGACGAATGAAAATGCTGGTATAGGTATAGAATCAACTGGTATTCAGTCTGTTTTGACAATTTTTTGCATATTTACAAATGAATATTCTGGACCTTTGCAAACAAATGCCAGAATTACTGCTGGAGGCAAACATTATCGCATTACAAGCGTTGAGCAATTCGCCCTAGCAACAGCCCGAAATGTTACTTGTATCATAGAAGCGGGTGAGAGCATATGAGTACCGCCATCGACATTTTGAACGCCGTAAAAGCGAAATTACAGGGCATTGCGGGCATTCCCACAGTAGTTGTTAGAAAACGCCTTATGCTTTTGGAAAATGATGACCTTCCTATCATCATTGTTTCTCTTGTAGAACAAAGTCAAGATATAAGATTTAGGGTATTTGGTAAAGCTGCGTATGATTATAATGTTGGTGTAGCTTTAGTTGAGGCAGGTAATAGGGAATTTGTTACAGGTCAGGCAAGCAGCTATGATATGCAGCAAAAGATAAGATATGCATTGAATGCGATTCGTCTTACTGGTGCTGCGAGTGTATGGGACACAAATATAAACATAAACGAAAGTTCGTTTATGCCGATTGATGGTAATGCAATGAATTATCAGATATCAACTTGGCTTGTGACATATTCGACATTGGAAGATGTGCTTGTGTAGGGGACAGACGAGATATCGATTCCCCTTATAAATTTTCCTTTGACAAATAAAAAAACCAATCTAAACTTAAAAAAGTAACCTGTCCTTAGTTGACAGTATCGTAACAGGCATTTTGTAATTGTTTTTTTTGATAATCTAAATAGTGGACTTTCATTTTAGGAGACAATAACATGGCTGTATCAGGAAAATCTGGATATGTGACTTATGGTGTCACTTCTTTGTGTGTCGAGCGATGGAGCATCAGTAATTCTGTTCCTGCTGTAGACACCACAAATACTTGTACTGGCGGGTTTCAGGACAATGTTGCAGGATTATATTCTGCTTCAATTACAGCATCAGGACCAGTTTTGAGTGCTGGAACAACTTTGCCAGCAGTTGGCGATATTGTTACCTTTGAACTTGGTTATGTCAACAATGTTCCTGCTAATGTTGCCATCGCAACTATCGGTGGAATTGTTCAATCTGTTCGCAATAGCTTGGCTGTTGATGGACGCTACGAATATGAATTAACCGCACAATCTGTGCCCGTCTAATTAAAGGAGAAAAATACAATGCCTACAGCTTCAGGTATCAGCGGCAAGGGTGGCTCCGTAAAAATCGGATCAACTGAAATCCCAATGCGTAACTGGGAAGTCACTTTTGCCGACAACACAGTCGATGTTAGCAATTTTACCAGTCGCAATACTGGCGGAACCGTTGCTGTTACCCAGCATATTTCCGGTATTCGCAAATACGATATTACTTGTTCAGGATTTCCTGACACAAATCTTTCGCCTCTTGTTGTCATTGGTTCGACAGCAACATTCAATCTTGGCATTACTGGTGGTGCATCTCAAACAACTGCTTATCCAGTTGCCGTTGTTGCCAGAATTACAGGCATGGATTTCAGCTTGGATGTTAATGGTGCTTTAACTGTTGACATTACTGCAACAAGCCTTACCAGCGCATAATTGGAGGTAAAATGAGTTTAACATCTTCTGGTATTAGCCAAATCGGCTGGACATACACCAAAACTAATACTGGATTTGTTGATAGCCAACAAGGTCCAGATAGTCTTTCTGGTTTGTTTGATTTTTCCGGCGCAACAACAGTTTTTGTTCAAGAAAGAACTTTAATTGCTTCCGGTACTTACACATACGACCTGACCAATCTGACTGATTTCTTCGGTGATGCAATCAACTTCACTAAGATTCTTGGAATTATGATTCAATGTTCTAGTGGCGTGGTGCAAGCTTACGGAGCAGCAGCTAATGCATTTCAATTTCCTCTCATTGACTTACCAACCGATAAAGGAAAAATTGAAATTGTAGCTGGCAATAGCTTCTTCTTTGGATCATCTTTAACCAATGCCGGTACTGTTGACGGAACACATAAAAATCTTCTAATTGCAGAGTCTAGCACATCTAATCCTGCAACTTATAAGATTGTTCTTATCGGTAAAGTGTAAGGAGAAAAAATGTCGGTAGCCATTGCAGGGGGAAGATTTACCACCCTCACGCTAACGCAAGCAGCGACAATGACTCCGTTTGGGCAAAATACAATGCCCAGACAGAGTATGTCAATGCATCAGATAGCCCAACCTCCTGCATCTCTCATGACAATCAAACAGATGACATTCGATGTTTCATCTGATGTATTAGATAGAAGTAATTCATTCACATATTGGAATATGCCACAAGCTGGTCAATTAAAGGGTGAATGTTCTTTTTCTGGTTATATTAGTGCTTCTGGCATGATGAATTTACAAATAGGTTTGTTTTATTCCGCTAACATTGCATTCAACAATGGCGTTAATGCAAAATCATTTAGATTTCAATTCTTACTAAATAGTCTTGATTATACTATTGCAGTCGATGATGCTTATAAAATCGACATATCTGGTACAA